AGTCTCGCTTCAAGGTCATTGCGGCGGGTCGCCGTACTGGGAAATCGTACCTTGCGGCAATATCCCTGATTCTCAAAGCGCTTGACGGCAAAGACGGGAAGGTTTTCTACGTCAGCCCGACACAGGGGCAGAGTCGTGACGTTATCTGGCACACCATCTTTGATATTGCCAATGACATCATTGAGCGAAGTCATATCAACAACCTTGAAATAACGCTAAGTGGCGGCAACACCATTTATTTAAAGGGTGCTGATAGACCGGATTCCCTCCGTGGTGTGTCTTTGAAGCACCTTGTGCTAGATGAATATGCGTTTATGAAGCCGGATGTGTTTGAGTCCATCTTAAGACCGGCCCTTGCGGATAGGAAAGGCTCTCTAATCGCCATTGGAACCCCTGAAGGAAGAAACCACTTCTACGACATGTTCCAAGGCTCATCTAGCTGGGATGATTGGGCGCAGTTCCACTACACCTCTTTTGATAACCCGCTTGTCGACAGGGCTGAGATTGAACACGCTAGGGCAACGCTACCTGCTTGGGCCTTCCAGCAGGAGTTCATGGCCTCTTTCGATGCCCGTACTGGCGGCATTTTCGACACTGACAACTTCATTTACCACGATGAGGTCAAAGATACCGGCGATTACTACATTTCTATTGACCTTGCTGGATTCAAAGCCCAAGGGCAGAGGAAGGCCAAGAAGCGGGACAACAGCGCTATCGCCGTAACAAAGGTGTCCTCATCTGGAAAGTGGTACGTCGAGGACATTGTATACGGGCAATGGTCTCTAGATGAGACCTGTCAGAAGATCTTTGACGCTGTGGAGAAGTATCGGCCCCTAAAGATCGGTATGGAGAGGGGTATTGCACAACAGGCCGTTATGTCCCCCCTCGGAGATCTTATGCGTCGAAGAGGGCGGGTTTTTCATATCGAGCTTTTGACGCACGGCAACCAGAAAAAAGAGGATCGGATCGCCTGGGCTTTAGAAGGGAGGTTTGCTAACGGCATGATCTCTCTTAAAAAGGCCGCGTGGAACGAAACATTCATTGATGAGGCGGCTAATTTCCCCTCAACACTTGTCCATGACGACCTAATTGACGCATTGAGCTACGCCGATCAGATCGCGCAGATAGCTTATTTGGACGGCATTGAGCTAGACGATGAGTGGGAACCTTTAGAGGATGCCGTAGGATTCTGACATGGCTAAATACGAAGGCAGATATGAGAATTTAGAGCATATAGGCGTAGAACACGGCTTATGTGAGTGGCTTGAGACGTTAACTTTGGAGTGGAGACACCACTATGAAGGGAACTACGAGGACAAGCACGAAGAATACTATCGCCTTTGGCGCGGCATTTGGGCAGAGAACGACAAAACCCGTCAATCTGAGCGTAGCCGAATCATCGCTCCGGCACTACAGCAGGCTGTTGAGAGTGCTGTTGCTGAAATTGAGACTGCTTCCTTTAGTCAGGCGTTCATGTTTGACATTGAAGACAGTTCATCGAATCCACCCCCACCCCCGCAAGGCCAACAGCCCCAGAATGGACCCCAGATGCCTATGCCGGGGATGGGTGGTGGACTACAAAACCAGCCGACAAAGGCAGAAACCATTGCTGTACGCGATCAACTGCACAAAGACATAGAGCGCGCTAACTACAGAGCGGCTGTTGGCGAGATTCTTATCAATGCGGCGGTCTATGGGACAGGTATTGGCGAGCTAGTCATTGAGGATAGCAAGGAATATATCCCTTCTACCCAGCCATTGGAGGGTATACCCGAGGAAGCAAGCCTTGTTGAGTACGGCGTACAGGAAAGGGTTCGTCCAATTATCAAGCTCAACCCTGTTCAGCCTAAAAACTTCTTAATTGACCCTAATGCCACCTGTGTAAGTAGTGCTATGGGGGTGTGTATTGAGGAGTTTGTAGGGATACACACTATTGAACAGCTACAAGAGTCTGGTGTTTACCGTGATGTAGAGATTGGCTTTGATGCTAGCGACCCTAATATTGATGCCGACTCTGAAATTGATGTCCAGCCTTTAAGAAAGGTTAGGGTTAAGCGTTATTACGGTCTTGTGCCAACTGCTCAGCTTAAGGAAGAGGGCGTTGATTCTGATTTGCTGGAAGATGGCAAATATACAGAGGCTGTTGTGGTTATCGCTAATGGTCAAATTATTAAGGCACAGGCTAACCCCTACATGTGTAAGGATCGGCCTATAGCGGCCTTCCCATGGGACGTAGTGCCATCTAGATTCTGGGGGCGCGGGGTATGTGAGAAGGGCTATATGTCTCAAAAGGCGCTAGACGCCGAAATGAGAGCAAGGATTGATGCGCTAGCCCTGACTACACACCCCATGATGGCAGTAGACGCAACAAGAATCCCCAGGGGGGACAAGTTTGAGGTCCGTCCCGGCAAGATGATCCTGACTAACGGCGCTCCACAAGAGTCAATTATGCCGTTTAAGTTTGGTCAGGTAGATCAGATCAGTTTCAACCAAGCTCAGAACCTGCAGATGATGGTTCAGCAGGCTACAGGCTCACAAGACGCCGCTGAGATGGCAAAAGGCCCATCAAGCGACACAACTGCGGCTGGTATCTCAATGAGCATGGGCGCTGTTATGAAGCGTCAGAGGCGCACCTTGGTTAACTTCCAAGAATCGTTCTTTAAGCCGCTAATTAAGAAGACTGCTTGGCGCTATATGCAGTTTGACCCAGAGAAGTATCCGTCAAAGGACTATCACTTCACTGTTGTCTCTAGTTTGGGCGTTATTGCGCGTGAGTATGAGGTTCAGCAGTTAGCTCAGATCTTGCAGGTAGTGCCGCCGCAGTCTCCTGTTCATGGCGCGATGGTTAAAGCCATTATTGAACACATGAACGTGACCTCAAAAGAGAAGCTGTTGGCTGTTGTAGACGCCGCCAGCCAGCCAGACCCACAAGCCCAACAAATGCAACAACAAGCACAGCAGGTGCAGATGGAGCTACAGCAAGCACAGACCGCTGTACTCATGGCGCAGGCTCAAGAGGCTCAATCACGCGCTCAGAAGTACGCTGTTGAGACAGAGATCATGCCGAAAGAAACCGCCCTTAAGTATTCCGATATGGATAAGGACGGAGAGATTGATGACGGATTTGAAAAGAAGATTCAGCTTGCTCAGATGATGATGGCAGAAGATCGCTGGGAGATGGAGAAGCGAGAGCGCGCTAGCAAAATGCAAATGGAGCAGGAAGAAGCCCAACGCAAAGCTATGGAGCAACAGCAATTACAGCAGATGATTTCGTCAGCCGACGATATGTTAGGTCAAGTAACCATTGAGAAGGATGGACCACTGCAATGAGCGATTTCACATTAGTTGAGATCCTGAATCTCGTTCGTGCTGAGATAGCGCGGACTGAGATTGGAGAAGTTAAAAGGATCACTGGCCCTCAAGGTGAGCAAGGCCCAATGGGTGAGGCCGGCCCTCAAGGACCGCAGGGTCCAAGGGGTAATGACGGTCAGCAAGGCCCTGCAGGAATCAAAGGTAATCAGGGCAAGAAAGGCGATAAGGGTGTCAAGGGTGCTGATGGTGATAATGGCGTAGGCATTGCGCGCATTGACCAAGACAGCGTTGATGGCTCTGTTGTCATGTACCTGACTGACGGTACAAGCTACACAGTTGAAATGCCGCTGATAGACAGCGAAGGCAATCTAAGCCAAGAGGTTCACTACAAGTCTGGTGGTGGTGGCGGTGGTGGCATTGTTGATCTATCTAGTTATGTACGGCGTCCAACTGATACTCATGATGGCAGTTGGTTAGTTTACAGAGAGCCAAATGGCAGTAACCAAGGTGAGTGGTCTCCAGCTACTACTGACTTAATTGCTACTAACAGCAGTGTGGTGTTCCGTGATTCCAAGGGGCGCTTTAAGTCTGCTAGCGATGTGCCTGATTTAAATAATCAGCTTGAGGTTAACCGATTTCTTTGGAACGCCATTGAGGGCTTGCTGGAAGAGCCAGAGGCTCCAGAGCTTCCAGAAGACAGGCTACCTATCTATGCTGAAGATGAGCCAGCCGAGTACCCATACGCAGAAGACGGCGAGCCTAATGATTTAGAGGTCGGCGACCAGTGGTATCAGGTTGAAGACCCTGACTTTGATTATGACAATCCTGATCCAGAGGGCTTAGATCTTTATCTGTGGACGCCTACAGAAGATGACGCCACTGTATTTGAGTGGGTGCTGTTTGTTGCTGAGGTGCCTGATGGTGTTGTCATCATTAAAAATGAAGCTCCTGATCCGGTAGAGGATGGGGTTGGAAACGGCTCACTGTGGTTTGATAACTCTCAAGACACCATGCAACTTTATGTTTGGCATGAAGACTCAGACGCATGGATACCTGTCGCTCCCCCTACCACCCTAGAGGGCAGGGTATCTACTGGTGAGGCTACACAGCAGGCCATCATTGATCAGATAACTGTCGCTCTTGAAGAGCAGACTTCAATGAGGAATAAGCTTGCTGAGGTAGAGCAGACGGTTGATGCGCTAGAGCCGGCAAACTTGGACGGCCTTGCAAGCACCGAATACGTTGACTCAAAAGCCAAGAGAAACAAAGAACACATTGATG